TCTGTTGGATTTTCAACAACCGAAAGGAATGGAACTATAACTTCATTATAAATTCTTTCGGGCATCAAAAGAAACTCATCAATAATAATTCGGTGAAAGCGAAAGCCCCGAAGTTTTTCACCATCACCTAGCGGTAATGCATGAATACGGCTGGTGCCTATTTCAAGAGTCCACTGATCATTATTCTTAGCTTTTCGGGTAACGCACTGCGCAAGCATTGCGGCCTCAGGCTTAGCTAAGATATCTTCTATTTTTTTAAATATCATTTTAGCCTGACGAAAAGATTTGGATATAATGCCTATCTCAACCCCTTGGTTCAGGATGGCGTCAAGAAATGCAAATATTGCCGTAGTAAAAGATTTAGACATACCACGAGACCATACGCCCATAAAATAATCAGATTCAAGCATGGCCTTAACGGCCATATGTTGAAAAGGAAATAATTTAACACCACTAAGCATATCAACTGCAAAAGTGGTATTAGCTCGAAGAAACTTATATAAAAGTATTTTCGCTTCGCGCTCTTCTATAAAACCCTTCTTTGCTAAGATCTCTTGATTGATCTCAGTAGAGTGCTTATGCCTCTCCTGCTGTTTACCGTCTATCCATGTCATGATTTTTCGTCTCCCGGCTTCCAGTTGGCGCACCATTTATAGCTACGTACTCCCACCACCTTAGAGCGTTCCGCTTCAGGTATATGAGCAGCTGCACTACGAAGATTCGTTTGCAATGTATCGATCACTACATACAATTCGTTAATTTGCTTTTGTTGCGTAAGTATTTCGCGCTGAAGAAGTTTAATGTTATTCGATTCCATAATTATCAAAAAAATATTGCAAATCAACATCCCATAATTCTTTACCATAATAAAGAAGCTTAGGAATAATTAATTCGGAAGTACCTCTATTACCAGTAAAAATAAATTGGCAATGTCCTTTAAACTCATGAGTTAATAAACGCATGTTATGCCATAAATAAGCAAGGTTGGATTTATGCGGGCCGAAGTTATTGTTTTTTTGTATGTTTTTTACATTACTTTCGGTAACAACATATAAATAAGAATTAAAATCCTTTGCCCTCTGCAGCTCCCTACGGAAGCGTTTAAAGCCGCCTCCAAGGGTTCCCTTGAAGTCACCTTCGCTTTTGCGGTCAACGTACGTATAGGTATAGTTATCGCCTCCCATCGTGTAGTCGCCGAAGTCAAGCTTCATGTCTTTACTCTTTTTGAAAGAAAGGGGTAGTTGTTCTCTGGTATCTATATAGATTGGAATTTCCTCTATTGAGTTTTTTTTCTGGAAAAAGTCTTTAGTTATCCCTTTATTATATATTGGTTCAAGGCCAAGCTCTTTACAAGCTTGTCCATAACCCCCGAAATTCCTCTTATATACATCGATAGGGGGTAATTTGTTTATTTCTATTTCTAGATGATTAGGTGCATACTTTAACTGCTTTTGATCTACTCTATCCTTTAATTGTTTAAGTATATAGGGATTTACCTTATCAGAGCTTTCTTTATCACACCATTTGATTAGTTGTGCTCTAGTAGAGAAGTCTGTATTGAAATAGTCAAATTTATTCTTAAAGGGTAATGGATCCCCTGTAAGCTTATTCTTTCTAGGGTAGTGCTTGGTATAGTATTCAGCTACAGAAAGATTATGAGCTTTGAGGTGTCTATGTAGCCCATTATCATTCTTGAAGACCTTACCGCATTCTTTGCATACCGGAGCCATTACATTACATCCTCTTTACGGAGCCCCAATACTCTAGCCTTCCAGTCCGGCATAGACTCGATTTCGTTAGCTTCTTCCGCTACCAGTTCTTTTTGCATCTCAGCAATCTTAACCATTACCTTTCTCTCCTCTTCCTCCTGAAATAATTGGACTAAACTAAGTATAGATGCATTTTGTTGATGTTTATTTTGAACTCTTTTGGCTCGGTCACCGTTTAATCTAGTTATAAGACTTTCCATGCGCTTTTCACATTGGTTGTATTCCTCGCTCTTAGTTTTGAGCAGTTCCGCTAGCCTCACCGTCATTTCTCTCTGGTCTTCACACTGTTCAAACATATGATTAAGTTTGTCCACCGCTTTTTGTATATTCATCAAGTTGACGTAATCGATACAAACGTTGATATAGAGATTCACCTCGTCCGATGTTAGGTCGGGCTTATCCCATGTCGCTCTAATAAATTCAGCCTCGAAAAGATCTCTATGGTTTTTGTTTGTATAGTTATTGATTGTCTGTACTAGCCTAGGGGCTTTTAAGAAGCCAAGGAGCGTCGATAAGCTCTTTCTGACCTGCACGGTGAGCTTTTCCTCGGAGAAGGCTTGATCGGCACAGGAATTGACTTTTTCTATAATCGCCCCTAGATCCTTGACCGGCTTATATTTCTCGCCCAGCGCTGTGTCCTCATGGTGCACCTGCTCAGGGGCATTTTTACTAATAAACTCTGCCACGGTTAGGGTTTCTTTACTTAGGGGTGTAATACGCCTTTCATCAAAAAGTAATGTCGCTATTTCAAAAGCTTTCATCCCCGCATCTGCATTTTGCAGTATAAACTCTTTTTGGTCCGAAGTTAAGTTAACGCCTTTTACTTTAGGATGCTTGGTCGTTTGATATTTATAATCTTTAGCCGCCATGTATTCTCGTACGGCACGCCCTTCTCTAGATCTTCCGTCAAGGCTCGTATCCATGAAAACTGATTTAGTCAACTCTATAAGGTTAGGAGTTACCTTGTAATTATCGTCAATATATTTTTCCTGCTCTTCAGTTAATTTTATCTTGTCCATAAAAGATGTCTTTCGTCTTTAAGATTCTCTCTGCTTTTTGCTTGAATTGCTTTTTAAGGTTTTTAAGCTGTTTATAGCCCGCTTTACGACCTTTTTCATTAGTGCGATACCCTAACGCTTTAGCCACCTCTTCGTCGGTCATATTCTTTATAAAGAGCATTTCATATATAGAATAATTTTTTTCGCTCAAGATAGCTTTCATCTCCACGTTAAGTCTGTCTTGGGCTGTTTCGAGCTCAAAAGAGGACGCTCGATCACTGTACAGCGCATGCGCATGAGAATCTATCCCGACCGCCATTTTGATGTCGTAGGCAGCTTTCTTGGTTTTTTCCCACTTAGCATATAAGGGGCATTCACCGCACTGCTCCCCACTTTTGGTAAACCCGCACAATCCTTTCGCACCTTCTTCAGCTATACCGCTTTGATTAAAAGGGCAGCTCAAGCAAGGTTTAGCAAAATTGCTATAATAATTTCGAAGAATGTTTTTAAGCTGATTAGATATTATTCTATTCAGCCATGGCTTCAATGGACGTCCTTGATCCCATTGATCCCATTTTTTATAAATATGTGTCCTGATGATCTGCTTAACGTCATCAAAATCTATCCACGCTAATGAAGTGAGAAACCACTTCCCTTGTCTTTTTCTTAACTCCTGCTCAATGACCTCATATTTTTCCTCATAAGAGTACTTTTTTTTAGTCACTAAGTTCTTTCGGCTGTCGCGCTGATGCGCATTCGGCAATGGTGGTTTTCAGGATATCCTCTCCCTCCTGCACAGGGGGGGTAGGTCTGGCAGGCGCTTTTTCATAAGGCTGCGATGACGATTGAGCTTGTGCTGCCAAATCACCAAAGGTGACTGGTCCAGCGTTATCTCCGATGGAGTACTCCAGTTTAGAAAGCCTAGGGACAAAGTCGCCTTGACTGGCGGGCTCTTCTTCTACTGCTGGAGCAGCAGAAGACGCTTTAGCGCTTTCATTAAACGGTGATCCACATGACGGACAGAAGTTAGGCGCCTGTAGGCCAAATTCAACCTTGGAGCCGCACTGCATGCAAAATTCAGAGTTCATACACTTATTTTACACTTAATTGAATAAAAATTCAATTAATTTTATTTACAACAGATAACCAGCTACGATCCGAGCCTGCCTTTTCATGAATTGTAGCATATCTTCTTTAAAGGGCTCACAAGACCTCACATAGTCTACCCCTAGTATTCCTATA